AGGTTTCCGAGGACCCCATTATCATTAAGTTTCTTAATGACGAGCCATACGCCTCGTGGAGACAGCATTGGATTGAGCGCCAAGGACAGAAGTCATTTGTTTGCATTGGCGACATTGACCCCAGTGGTTGCCCTTTGTGTGACGCAGGTAGTCGCCCCTCTGTACGCATTGCTTTTAACGTTGCATTGTTGGTACCTGGTGAAGACCCAATCTTGAAGTCATACGAAGTTGGTCCACGAGTGATTGACCAGTTGAAGAACTTCCACACTGACCCACGCACAGGACCTTTGTCTAAGCACTACTGGGCAGTCAGCAAGACTGGTAAGGGTGCTACCACAGCAACAGCCCATCAGATTGTTAAAGAGCGTGACCTTGAAGAATGGAACATTGAAGGAATCACTGACGATTCATTCAAGTCTCTGCGTAGCAAGGCATACACTCCAGAGATTATTGCGATTCCTAATCGCAAAGACTTGCTCGCAATCGCAGACGAAGACATTTCGTGACCGTGGGGGGCGAAGTCCCTCCTCGTGCAGATGTTGTCACTTCCCTTGATGAATTGGACGAAATGGTTCAAATCATCAAGGGAATTGGCGCATTTACGTTTGACGTTGAAACACGGGGAATCTTAGAGCGTCATCCATCAATGATGGAGTCTATGGAGAAAGCATGGAAATCCCATGTTTCTACTCTTAAGAACCCAAGTCCTGAAATACAAAAGCGTGCTTACGATAACTTTTCTGACAAGTACCGAGGGTTGATTGCTCTTAACCCAATGTTGAACGACGTATTTTGGATTGGCATTGCTACCAAAGGACATTCATGGGCTATCCCTATGGGCCATGGTGTTGGGGAAGTTCTTATTCCTGACGAGGTTGGCGACGGTAGCACAGTGCCACCCGAGGGCTACCGTAAACTTCTAAAGAACGGTCAAGAGTCTATGGCACGTTTTAAGTACCATATTCCTGCTGTGATGTCTGAACCACCACCTCAACTACAACGCTCAGAAGTCTTTGAAGCCCTTCGCCCATTGTTCTTTAGTGACCTTGTTAAAGTTGGTCATAACGTAAAGTTTGATGCTCGCAGCATTAGTAAATACTATGGCGAGATACCACCAGGTCCTTATGCAGACACAATGCTTCTGCAACACATACTTAACGAAAACTTGATGTCATATTCACTTGAGCAACTCATCATGTGGAACTACGACAAGCATGACGCATATGCTCGTGATGGTAAATTGGGAAAGATAATTACTCAAGTACCTTTTAGTAAAGCCGCACATTACGTACATCTAGACGTTCGTTGGACATGGATGCTGTACCAGCGCTTGTGGGGTAAGGTTAAATTAAACACTACATTAATGGATTGTTTTTACCAAGATTCTGAGGTTCTTAGAATCCTTATGCACATGGAAAACCAAGGCATTCCTGTAAACCAAAGGAACATGAAAAACCTAAGTAAAGACTTAGACGGACACATGCGTGACATCCTCCTAGCGTTGTCAGAATACACTCCAGCAGGTTTCAATCCTGACTCCACAAAACATAAACAGCAGTTTCTGTTTAACAAAAAGCGTGAAGGTGGTTTAGGTCTTAAACCACATAAACTGACAAATGGGGGCGCTCCATCGGTAGACGAGGAAAGCCTACGGTTCTTGGAAACCAAGCATCCAGCAATCACGTTGTTGTTGGACTGGGCAGAAACACAAAAGTTAAAATCAACGTATGTAGATGGGCTACTGCCTAAACTACATAACAGCAGACTTCACCCTTCGTTCCACCTGCATAGAACAACCACAGGTCGCATGTCATCCAGTGACCCAAATCTTCAAAACGTTCCACGAGACTCAAACGTCCGTAGTCTATTTGTGGCACCTGAAGGACACACTCTTTTGGTGGCTGACTACGACCAGATTGAACTACGAGTTATGGCTATGTTCTCACAGGACAAAGAACTGCTCAATGTTTTCAATAACAACATTGACATTCATACAGGTGCGGCTGCTCTGCTCTTTAAGAAATCTATAGATGATGTGACTAGTGAAGAGCGTCAGATTGGCAAGGGAGTGAACTTCCTAACTGCCTACGGTGGTGGGGCAGGGAAACTAGCCCGCACTACAGGTATTAGTTTTGAGTCCGCCCAACACATGATTCAAGAGTATTACCGACAGTTTGCTGGTCTAACGGAGTGGAAGCAAAAGGTAGTTGCCGAAGGTCGCAGTATGGGGTATGTAACTACCCTGTCAGGGCGCAGGCGCAGGCTCCCCGACCTTCTTTCGGCTAACTCAGAATGGCGTTCTCGTGCAGAACGGCAAGCAGTCAATGCGGTGGTTCAGGGGTCGGCGGCTGATATTTGTAAGCAAGCCATGATTAATATACATAAAACGTTGATTGGCACAGGCGCAGAGATGCTTGTTCAAGTACATGACGAACTAGTTGTATCAGTACCCGATGGTAAATTAGATGACATTCTAGAGCCATTCCTTATGGCTATGGGTGATGGTAAAGTGTTGCACGGAGTACCAATTAGGGTCTCCTATCACGATGCCATTAACTGGGCAGAAGCAAAGGGCTGATGGACGCTATAGACCAAAGAATGTTTTATTTAATGCTTTCCCCGACGGATGGTCAGCAATACGCTGACTTGATGGGTTTTGCTCCTCCTTCCGAAGAAGTGCAAGAAATGGAAATTATGGACATTATGTCTAGATGGGTTACTTTGTATAAAACAAATATCCTTCATGATGTTATGGAATCCGTAGGTTGGTTTGTACAACTGCTTCAAACATCAGATAAAATTACTTCCCCACCTGAAGAATTCAGTTCTGCCTTGACAGTGTTCTCTGCTTCGTTGTTAAATAGGATGATGGACAGTGGGAAAATGGGACTTTTTATAGATTTAGAGGAGATGGGTGATGAGTGATTGGTGGACAAAGAAACTTGCTGGTGAAAAAACACCAGTGGACAGAACAGGATTGCCTCCTGTTAATGTTCCACTTCGCTTTGGAGACATAACAGTTACACCACAGCAACAACAGTACCCACAAGGTGTACAGCAACAGCCTGCTGAACTGCCCGCACCTGAATCATTTTCTGAAGCACTTCAACGAGGTGTTACAAAAGGTGGAGAAGCAGCACGAAACGCAATGACCTGCCCAAGTTGTGGCAGTGGTAACGTATTCAATCGTGCTAGGGGAAACACCCTAGGCGGAGCATCTCCAGCACCTCGTTGTTACGAGTGTGGTTGGAACGGTTTATATGACCAAGGACAACAAGGTTCTTGGGGTTAAGTAAGGAAAACACATTGGCTATAGATACAACTAGAGAATCACTAAAATCCATTATCTCTTCTATTCAGAAGAAGTATGGTGATGACATTATTGTCAGAGGAAGTGACGTTAAACAAGAGATGCCACGCATCACTTCAGGTGTCCTTGCTTACGACCTCATGCTTGGCGGAGGTTGGCCTGTAAACCAATGGAGTGAAATCATTGGTGAAGAGTCATCAGGTAAGACTGCTATGGCATACAAGACCATTGCGGCTAACCAAGCACTTGACCCAGAGTTTTGTGCCCTATGGGTTGCGGCTGAAGAGTATGTACCTGAATACGCAAAGGCAATTGGTGTAGACCTTGACCGTTTGTGGGTAGTAGAGACCAACCTTATGGAACAAGTTTATGACCTTGTTATTCGTGTGATGGATGCTCGTGCAGTAGACATGGTTGTCATTGACTCTTTACCTGCCCTTGTGCCAGGAGATGAGGCTGAAAAGACTATGGAAGAGTTTACGATGGGTCTTGGTGCTCGTCTTACAGGTAAGTTCTTCCGCAAGGCTTCTAAGGCACAGAAACGTTCGTTGGTATATGAAGACCGTGGTTGCACAGGCATCATGATTAACCAGTGGCGTGACAAAATTGGTGTGATGTGGGGTGACCCTCGTACAACACCAGGTGGTAAGGCTAAGAACTTCCATTACTTTACACGTGTTGAGGTAAAGCGTGACGAATGGTTGAAAGTAAAAGATGAGACAGTAGGACAATCCATTAAGGGTCGTACTCTTAAAAATAAGACAAGTGCCCCGAACAAATCAGCAATTGTGGACTTTTATTTTACTCATGCCAATGGTTTTGAGTGTGGTGATTTTGACACTATTAAAGACATGGTAAACATTGCCGCTTCAGTAGACATCATTACTCGTGCAGGTGCCTACTACTCATACAATGAAGAGCGTTGGCAAGGTAAGGAAGCAATGTTGTTGGCTTTCCGTGAAGATTTAGACATGCAGGCAAAGTTGCGTCTTGAAGTCTTTACACATTTTGAAATACCAGCACCATGACACTAGGGGCTGATGACCGTAAGGACATCATGAAGAAGTCCCGTAGCCAAGAGAAGCGTTCAGCAAGTAAGTATAGCGGTAGCCGTAATGCTGGCTCTGGCTCATTTTGGTTACGAAAGAATGATGTTAGGTCTGTAGAATTTCTTATTGAA